TCCTATGTTGGATATTATTATTACAACTCAAAATTGGGCTCAATATACCGAAACTGCTTTATTTACAAATCTTGACTTCAATCCCGAACCTCCATTCATTACTGTGGTTAGACAACCTGAGGTTAAGTTTGGAACAAATCCTGCGTTACAATATACAATTCCAAACAGAAAACAATTTTATTATGCATCTGTCCCAACTTGGAATGGTAATGAACAAGGTATGGACATATATACAATTCCACAACCAGTTCCTGTAGATATTAACTACAGTGTTAAAATTATTTGTAATAGAATGAGGGAGTTGAATCAACTTAATAAGATTGTAATGCAAAAGTTTTCATCAAGACAGGCTTACACTTTTATTAAAGGACAATATGTTCCAATTATTTTACAAAACATTTCTGACGAATCTCAAACAACCTTAGACGCTAGAAAATATTTTGTTCAGAATTATGATTTCACTATGTTGGGGTATTTGATTGATGAAGAAGAATTTCAAGTTAAACCGGCAATCTCAAGAGTTGCTCAAATTATAGAGTTGGACAACACGGTATTAAAAAGAAGAAGACCAAAGTTTCCTGAAAATCCTGATGATTTTTTATCTAATTTTTTATTTATTGTTGGAAATGATACTTTAAGTGAAATAATAGATTTTCGTGCCAACATGACCTTACTTGGAACAGACAATGTCGAAAGTTTTGATGTCTATATAAATGATGACTATTACGGTAGTGATGTGTCTGAAATTCAAATTACAACAAATGATATCTTAAGGATTGAGGTGGTTAAGGACGATAACACTTTGGAATCAACAATCAAGTTTGAATCTCAGTTGGTTTAATCCTCACCATAGATATCTTTCTTTTCTTTACACTTCTCCATTATAAGATTTTCCAAAAACTTATAAATTTTTATCCCACGCTTTTCACAGTATTTTTTTAGTATCTCGTGGGATTCGGGGGATATTTTGATATTCTTTATTTCTTTAGTTGTTTTCATGGGCAGAAAAAAGGTAGAATAAATTCATACTCCTTACAAATAGATATTCAAAAGTCAAGTTTTTTCACATAGATATGAATATTTATCATTAAAATAAATTTGCTAACAATAATTTTGAACTATGTTTTTTCAAGCAACACAAGTAAATCAAAAGGTATACGTATCGCCTGGAGTATATACGTCTGAAACTGACTTATCTTTTGTAGCTCAAAGTGTGGGTGTTACTACGTTAGGTTTAGTGGGAGAAACAATTAAAGGTCCCGCATTCGAACCTATCTTTATCACAAACTACGATGAGTTTCAAGCATATTTTGGGGGGACTGAACCTACAAAATTTATAAACACACAAATCCCTAAGTATGAAGCGGCATATATTGCAAAGTCATACTTACAACAATCTAACCAACTTTTTGTAACAAGAGTATTAGGTCTATCAGGCTATGACGCTGGACCTTCTTGGAGTATTAAGGTGATTGCAAACGTTGACCCACTAACAGTTGGACTTAGTCCTGTAACTGGAACAACATTTTCGGCGAACTTTTCAGGATCTTCATCAGGTAATACTATCGAATTTATTGGAGGTGCATTACCATTAGAAGTACAAGCAAATATAAATGCTCAGTATAGGTTATCGGATGGTAGTACATCAACTTTGGGATTGGATTTTACCAGCAATTTAGATAATATTATGGACAACCCATCACTTTCGGCAAACACCGCGGTTGTTTATGGTGTCCTTCCTGAAAATGATTTTTATAATTTGACTGCAACTTATACAAATATTATAAATGAGTATGATTGTGATACAGTCAACATTGCAACTAATGACTTGTCGGCAGATGCTAATGACCCTTGGTATTATGCCAACTTTGATATTACATCAGGAAATGCATATTCAGGATATTCTTTCTTCTATAATGTTAGTTCATTAACTTCGGGTGCATCATCAACATTTAGTGGTACTATCACAGGTAAAACATACACCTATTCAGGTACTGCATATTATGATTACAACAACATGGTTGTTGCAACTTTACGTTCAAGAGGTATCTCTTTATTTACTAATAGTACAACAAGTGAGAATCATGGTCCGATATATGAAGTAAGTGGATTAACTGATTTACAGTTAGTTTGTACTGAACAATATTCAGGAGTAACACAATCACCTTTTGAACCATTCTTAATTTCAGGTGTAACTAAAGACGGAGACAATTTCTCTTTCGAGACTTCAATGTCAGCATCTTCTTCAAAATACATCACAAAGGTGTTAGGAGTTGATAACTTTGGTAAATCAAGAAATGAGGTTCCTGTTTATGTCGAAGAAATATATCCAAATACTTTGAATTACGCTTACAATCAAGGATATATTCGTGGATTAAATTGTGATTTGATTGCTCTACCAGACGCAAGAAGTGAAGATCCAACATCAATTGCTTATAAGGTAACACAATACAAATCTCCAAGTACACCATTTTTGGTATCTGAATTGAGAGGTAATAAAGTTTATAATCTTTTCAAGTTCGTTTCAATTTCTGATGGTAACGCAGCAAACACTGAGGTAAAAGTTTCAATTGCTAATTTATCTTTTAATAATATGACATTTGATGTGTTGGTTAGAAATTTCTTTGACACTGACGCAAACCCTGTCGTTATTGAGAAATTTACTAACTGTAACATGGACCCATTGTCTAACAACTTCGTTGCTAAGAAAATAGGTTCAACTGATGGTGAATACGCTTTGATTTCACGATACATAATGATTGAAATGGCTGATGAAGCACCAGTGGACGCGATTCCTTGTGGTTTCTACGGATATACTCAAAGAGAATATGACTCTGTAACAAACCCTTCACCAGTTCCAATTTTCAAAACAAAATATTATTTCCCTGGCGAAGTAATTTACAATCCTCCATTTGGAGCACCATTAGATGTTACTGAGTCTTCAGGAGATATTGTCAGAAGAAGTTACTTAGGTTTCTCAAGTCAATTTGGTGTTGATGATTCATTCTTACAATATAAAGGAACACAGAATCCATTGAATTGGATTGCGTCTCCAATACCTGTTGAGGGTCAAACTTGGAATTACTTAAGTAAAGGTTTCCATATGGATTCAGGTGCAACTGTTGTAACTATTTCAAACTCTTTCTTAACTAGTGGTCAAACAGCATTCGAATGTGGTGTTGCTGATTTCACAAGAGATCCTGAAACTCAAGAAAACCCTTACTACTTTATTTACTCAAGAAAATATACAGTATGTTTTGCGGGTGGATTTGATGGATGGGACATTTACAGAGAGTTCAGAACTAACCAAGACCAATTCCAATTAGGAGCAACAGGTTACTTGGCAGGTGCATCCGCTTCACCAAGATATCCAAACGCAACTGGTGATGGTCTATTTAAAAGAATTGTAGTTCAAAACAATACTCAAGATTTTGCTAACACCGATTACTACGCTTACTTACTTGGTATCTTGACATTCGCAAATCCTGAATCAACTAACATCAACGTATTTGCAACATCAAGTATTGATTATGTAAACAACAAAAACCTTGTAGAAGAAGCTATCGACATGGTACAATTCTCAAGAGCGGATTCAGTTTATATCGCAACTACTCCTGATTACCAAATGTATACACCAGATGCAACAAGTACTTTGGATGTAATTTATCCTCAAGAAGCTGTTGATAATTTAGATAACACAGGAATTGATTCTAACTACACTGCAACTTACTACCCATGGATTTTAACAAGAGATACTGTTAATAATACACAAATTTACTTACCTGCAACAGGTGAAGTTTGTAGAAACTTAGCGTTGACAGATAACATCGCGTTCCCTTGGTTCGCATCAGCGGGTTACACAAGAGGTCTTGTAAACTCTATCAAAGCAAGAGTTAAGTTAACTCAGGAAGATAGAGATACATTGTATCAAGGAAGAATCAACCCTATCGCAACTTTCTCTGATGTGGGAACTGTAATTTGGGGTAATAAAACTCTACAAGTTGCAGATACTGCACTTAACAGATTGAACGTTAGAAGATTGTTACTTCAAGCAAGAAAGTTAATTTCAGCAGTAGCGGTAAGATTGTTGTTCGAACAAAACGACCAAATCGTTAGACAACAATTCTTGGATAGTGTCAATCCTATTTTGGATTCAATTAGAAGAGACAGAGGTTTATATGACTTCAGAGTAACAGTTTCTTCCACACCTGAAGACTTAGATAGAAATACATTAACAGGAAAGATATACTTAAAACCTACGAAGGCTTTGGAATTCATCGATATTGAATTCTTCATTACACCAACAGGAGCTTCGTTTGAAAATATCTAAAAAAAATAAGGGGGGCAATGTCCCCCTTTTAGCCAAATGAAAAGACAGTTTACAGAAGGATTCGAAACAGAGGGAACACCTGATTTAAAATATTATGCATTCGATTGGGATGATAATATTGTTCATATGCCAACCAAAATAATTCTCAAAGATGTAAATGGAAAAGAGGTTGGAATGTCGACAGACGATTTTGCACAATACAGACATGTAATTGGACAAGAACCTTTTGGATATGATGGAACAACTATTGTGGGATATGCTGACCAACCATTCAGAAACTTTAGAACTCAAGGGGATAAAGATTTTTTGGTCGACGCAATGAGAGCAAGAACAGGTCCAGCATTTGATGATTTCAGAGAAGCGATTAACAATGGTTCTATTTTTTCAATTATTACCGCAAGAGGGCATAATCCCGATACAATAAAACAAGCGATTTATAATTATATTATAGAAGGATTCGGAGGAATAGATAAAGATGAACTTGTAAAAAATCTTAAAAAATACAGGTCTTT